TTTTGAGGAAAAACTCTTTTTGAAATTCTGGATCAAGAGCAATATCTTCTTTGTCTCCCTCGGCGGCAACTTTTTCAGTTTCATCTTTGGGGCGATTTGCTTCCTCGTCGATCTCAAATTTTCTTTCGTTGATTCTTGTAATAGCCTTTGACGCAAGTAATGATGAAATGAAAGACTTCGCATCCATGTCAGGTGCGTTCTCGATTATATCAATTGCGTTCTTAGCCTCACTCATTAGAATCCTCCACCCATGTCAGGGTTCTTTTCGGGAAGTAATCCTTTTTCTCTTTCCCTAGCAATAATTCGATCCTGTTCCTTGATCTCTTCATCGGACTGGCGAAGAATCACTCTTCGCACATAATCTCTTGAGTAGTAGTCGCCAATATGCTCATTGATTTCACGCAACACATCAAGTCGCTCTTTGATAATTTCATAATCTTTGCTCTCAGAAAAATATGAATCACTAACAAAGTCAAAGCGGATATCTTGTTGAATTTTATACCACTCTTCTTCTTTGACAATGCCCTTGAGAAGACACTGCACACGAAGTGCGTTCATAAACAATAAACTAAATTTGTTTCGTAATCTGTCAACAAACTTTTGAAAGTTCAACTCATCTCTAGAAATCTCAGATGCTCGACCCATGTTGAAGCCTGTGTCTGATTCAAGACGAGACATTGGAATATTTAGTGATTTATAAAGTTTCTTTTCAAAATACAGAACGTCTTCCATCTCACCCAAGTTCTGCCCGCCGTCGAGAGTAGAGACTTCTGTGCCTTTACCACCTTCACGACGAGGGAACCAGTAGTCCTCAAGCATATTCATAAATTTACGGTCATCACGAATCTCGCCAGTGTTGGCATCGTATACAAGTTTGTTACGATAACGATTCATCAAACCTTTGACATACTGCTCTGCTTTATTCTTGGGAAGCGAACCAACATCAACATAAAAGATTCTTCGTTCCGGCGCACGCGAAAGACGATAAATCACGGTGGCATCCTCGACCATCCGAAGTTGGTTCAGGGGTTTGATTGCTTTTTGCAGGTATGAAATTGCTCTCGTTCTTGAGGGATCGTACAAACCAGACGGGTAGTAGTTGATTGCCTCTGGGGCAATCTCTAACGCAGTGGTTTGATCAGGTTTTTCTCTATAAAGATAAACCTCTTTGACACCTTTGATTTTTTTAGCACCAGTTTCTTTATCAACATCTTTTTCTACCTTAGCCACCTTTTTAATTTTGGCAGCATCGATAGGACGCATTTCAATGATTCCCTTTCTAGGATTTTTAGGATCGGTAATCATGTGATAGTATCCCTTACCATCAACATACCATCGTCTAAAAACCTCAAACCCTCGATTGTTGAAATCGAGAAGCCTAAGAATGTAATTCATTTCTTTGAAAATTGAATCCTTGACCTCATCCGAAACACTTTTGTTTTCGATGGATACAGAGATCGGAAATCTTTCTTTACCGTGAACAATCGCCTCGTTACAGATATCCTCTACAGCCTGTTCAATTTCAGGGTGCATTGCCATCTCACGATATTTGGAAATGTATTGACCTTCGTTTCTAAGTTGACCGTCTAGGTCAATGCCAACGCCATAATAACCACCTGCGTCCACTGGGAACGCATCATCAAGTTCAGGGGTAACGAAAGATGTTGCTTTTTTCTCTACTGGTTGCTGACTCGCAAGAACCTCTTTTTTCGCTCTCCCTATTGAAATACCAAATAATTCAACAGGCATAATATGTTATCCTTTATTATTCTGTGACAGGAGTTTTCACACCGGGGGGATTAGGAGAGTCGCCGCCGACGTTCCCGCCAGTGGAAACACCACTAGTCAAGAAGTAGGAGTAAGTGAGGCTGACCGAGAACGATTCGAGTTCTTCGGACTCTGCGGACAAGTCAATTGAACTCACAGAAGTTGGGAAGCAATATTTGAATTGATACGATTTGATCGCTTTACCACTTCTGTCCAACTGATCAACAAACCAGTCTGTAAAGAATGCAGCCTCAAAATTTGTGACCGCATCTTGTGTTTGCTCGACGTTGTTTCTTGCACCGTTCAAAGAATCAAGCCATTGTTCAAACTGACTTCGGAGAACATGTCCTCTGTCTGCAAGAATTGTGATCGTCCAATCTTCAAAAGTTCTTGAGGTAGGAATTTTGATATTTCTACCACGATACGGAGCGGTTGTTTGACCGAGTGTTGAGGTCGGCAACTGAGCCGCTGTGCATAAGAATGTCGTAAGATTATTCGGTCCTTGATTTCCAATACTACCATTCACTCTAAAGAGGGCGTTTCGTACGCCACCACCTACTGCGTCCTTGAATGAGTCAATGTTCATTTATTATCTCCTAGAGTTATGTATATTAGACTGCCCCAGCGATTTCGTCAAAGTTGACACCAGTACGAGTCGCAATAAAGTTGAGCGTGATGAAGTTGATAGAACGGTTAGGCTTGATGAAGATGTCTGCGACAAATTCATTTCTGTCGATGATTTCAGGTGTGTTGTTACTCTCGTCACACACAACCTTGAAGTCAATCAAACCACGACGGCTTTGAACATCAAGCAAGAATGGCTCAATGAGGTTCTTGAACTGCGCTCTGGTGAACGCATCGTTGAATTCAAAGAGGCTGAACTTAGCCGCTGTTGCGATTGCTTTCTCAAGAACAATGAACAATCTACGAACATTGATTCTGTCGAATGCACTTGGCTTGGCAAGCATAGTCTTGTCACCAAAGAGGATGGTTCCTTGACCGGGGAAAGATACAACAGGGTTGATACCGTTCAGGTAAAGATCATCTCTTTGAGGTTTCTTCGGATTCAGTGCGAGTTTCACAATGTCTCTGACTTGCCCACGGTTGAATCCAGCAGGGGAGAACCATGTTTCAGTAGCAAAATCAGATCGAACTGCGATACCTGCAACGTCACCATTCAATGGAACGTAGCGGAAAACATCGTTGAATCTATCAAACTGATACTTGTAGCCAGAGTCAAGAACAGCATATGAAGACGACACGTTCAAGTTTTCAGTGCTGTAATCCTCTGATCCACCATTTGGTCCGGCATCCTCACCCTTACGGTAAGCAACGATGTTTGCCGTTTGCACCTTAGCATCTCTTGGGGCATCAGTGGATGTCAAGAGAGCAGTCTTAGGTGGAGACAGGAATGCAACGCAATCCTTTCTCTTATCACAAATATCAACGATGCTTCTTGCTTGAACACCAGTTGCATCACCAGCAAGAAGAAGTGAAATATCAACTGTTTCATCATCCTCAAACAGTTCAAAACCGTTGGTAATCACATCGCCACCAGCAGGTGCGTGTGCCACACCATTATCCAGTGAAGCATAGAAGTTCTTAGTAAGTTGAATATACTTACCATTAGTGATTGTGGAGGATGCGTTTGTACCCCACGGCGCACCTGTGGATTGTCCGAGATCATCATCAACGTGATCGCCCCACCAAACAAACTGTGATGTTTCGTTGATTCTTGTTGGATAGAAGAGTGAGCGACCAAGACCATCCTTAGCGTTTTGTGCGACGGAGACACCATCGAAGGTTTCGAGAACTGTCTCTTTAGTTCCGGTGAAGAATCCGTCCTCGTCGATGACCGCGATGTTTACAAGGTCAAAGGAACATCCAGCAGCGACAGCCGTGGCGGAGGAGTCTGGAAGAATAGTTTGGAAACTGTCTGCATAACGCCAACGAATGAACCCTGAAGTAACACCGGCTTGACCAGACTGAGTAGCACCAACAGCGATAGATCCTAAGATATCAAATCTTGCAGCCGTTCCACCACCATCGGTGTCAAAACTATATCCAGCAGCAAACCCAGCGAAGGCACTACTAATAGTAATTTGACCAACAGTGCCATCAGGATTCAAGGCTCTCGATGTAATCTTTCGGATGCTTGCGGTGGTTCCCTCGCCATTGATGGTTGCACCGAATGTTGTTCCAGCACCAGCGATGACTCGGAGGAATGAGTTGGGGGGACATGATGCGGCAGGAATAGATGTTCCTAATGTGATTGCTGTGGCGGCGTTTGTAAAACCAGTGCCAACGAAATTGACTTCAGCAAATCCTTGTGTGACCCCAGTAATTGTTCTGTTATTTGCACCAACTCGCAACAAGTCTTGATTGACCTCTGCATTTGCAGTGCCACTTGAAAGCGGAAGGAAGAAAGATGTTGTATCACTCGCACCCGGAACATGTCCGCTTACACTATTTGTATTAGCACCGTCACTTTGATTACCAATAAGTTCAACACCAACTTCCGTTCTGTTGGAAACGGACACTTTCAAGGAGTTGCCGTAAAGTTTGGATTGATCTTGTGTTGATCCGCCAGCATACTTAGCCACATAGTTGTTACCTCCAAGAGAGGCAGCGGCGATACCATCAGTGCTTGCAAATGATTCGTAGTGATCCTCGTTTTTAACCAAGAATCCAGCCACATCACCGGCATTCTTTGAAGAATCCTCATTCACAACGCGAACAACTTTGAGATTACCACCGTAACCCAAGAAGTTTGCGGCAGTAAACCAAGCCGATGCGTTGGCATTTGATGGATCTCTAAAAACTCTGCGAAGATCATTCACATTGTTTACAGTAATTCGTTGTCCAATGGGACCATACTCAAAGAAACCTGCAAACCCTGTCGCAGTAGTCGAAACTGCGGGAACAATGGTTGTCAGGTCAATTTCTTTTACTTCAACACCGGGGCTGACTTGGAATGCCATAGATATTCTCCTTGATACTACTTATCTATCAAATGCTATGATTCGAGAATCCTTCATCGTCGTCCACGACTTCCCAACGATTTCCTTCACTGTCAATAAATTCAATATCTAGACCCACATCCATGAAACCGAAAGGTGTTAGATCCTCTTCCATTTTCTCGATCTTCTCACGATAGAGTTTGTCACGGATATTTATGTCTGTTAAATCTTTGAAGTAAGGCTGTGTCGATGTCCACGCAAAAAGCACAAGTGTCATCACCAAGTCATCGTGGTGTCCGGTTTCTGCCTCGTATGATCCCTTCTTCGCAACGAACGCAGAGAGTTCGTTGATAATATCATAGTCCTCAATCAGAAGTTTGTCCTGCTCGATCATCTCTTTGAGCATCGTACATCCGACACGCTTCACCTTTGGACTCATCCGAACACCCTGCTGGACTTGATAGTTACCAAAGCCACCATCCATCACTTGACCTTTTCGCCCACGCACCGTGGTGACCAATAGATTTTCATATTCCATCTCATTGTGCATAATGTCAACAATCTCTTGCCCAATGTCATTCACCTCGGTAAGAATGTAGGCATTGTTGTAGCGTGTTCCCATCGCATATAAAAGGTTTGGCAGCAGAAAAGGTGCGATTTGATTATTTTTATATTGTGCCACCACCTTATACGGAGACTCGGTAATATCAATAATC